AGATACCGTGATTACCGCACTTGATGCCATTGGAGTTCTCAAGTATGTGAGTTACATCATGAGTAACGAAGACGTAAAGCACCACAAGCCACATCCAGAGATGTACTGGCAGTGCATGGTCTCGCTGGATTCAAGTCCAGCAAATACTATTATTGTTGAGGATTCACATATTGGAAGGGAAGGCGCACTTAGTTCTGGCGCCAATCTTTTTGCCATCAAGAATGCTGATGACCTTAATAAAAACAGTTTGATGAAGTTTGTTGACGAAATTGAAACCCGCGGCAAAAGACCAGTTGCTTGGAGGAACGAAAAGATGAATGTTTTAATACCAATGGCTGGCGCTGGTTCGCGCTTTGCTCAGGCTGGGTACACATTCCCCAAGCCACTTATTGAGGTAAATGGAAAGCCGATGATTCAGGTAGTTGTCGACAACCTCAATATTGACGCGCACTTCATTTTCTTGGTTCAAAAAGACCACTACGAGAAGTACAACCTAAAGCAGGTTCTCAACCTCATAAAGCCAGGATGCGAAATTGTTCTTGTTGATGGAATTACAGAAGGAGCCGCCTGCACAACCCTGCTGGCTTCGCATCTAATCGATACTGATGCACCGCTTCTCATGGCCAACTCTGACCAAGTTGTTGAATGGGATAGCAATGAGTGCCTCTATGCGTTTGGTGCTGAAGAGATTGACGGCGGAATCCTGACATTCAAGGCAACCCATCCAAAGTGGTCATACGCAAAACTGGGAGATGATGGCTTCGTGTCAGAAGTGGCAGAGAAGAACCCAATCTCAGATAATGCCACCGTTGGAATTTACTACTGGAAGCACGGTTCTGACTATGTCAAATATGCAAACCAGATGATTGAAAAAGACATCAGAACAAACAACGAGTTCTATGTTTGCCCTGTATTCAATGAAGCGATTCAGGATGAGAAAAAGATTAGGATTAAAGAAGTTCCCAAGATGTGGGGGATTGGAACACCAGAAGACCTCAATTACTACCTGGAAAACAACAAATGAAATCCATAATTGTCGAGGTCGGTGCAAACTACGGAAATGACACAGCGCATTTTGTCAATGACAAGAACAATGAAGTATGGGCATTTGAGCCAACCCCAGAACTCATAGAGCATTTGTCAAATAGGTTCAGGGGTGATAAAAATTTTCACCTCATTGGGAAAGCAGTTGACATAGAGGAAACAACAAAAGTCTTCAATATTGCCGGGGGCGGAGATTGGGGGTGTTCGTCGCTGTATGAGTTTGCCGATGATATCCATGAAAAATGGGAAGGTAGACCTGATTTTCAGGTAACACATACCGTTGAGGTTCAAACGATAAGACTTGATACATTCATCGTTGAAAATAAAATTGAGAAAATTGACTACCTATGGGTTGACGCTCAGGGGAATGATTTTAAGGTTCTGAAAAGTCTTGGAGACAAGATAGACATTGTTGCAAAAGGCAAATGCGAAGGCGCCTACACGGTTGACCTATATAAAACCGAAGAAAACAGAGTGGAAGATATTGTTGCCTGGCTTCAATCAAATAGTTTCTCATGTAATGTTGTGCTCGACAATGTAGGCAAAGAAGCAGACGTCCACTTCTCAAGGAATTTATGATTTATATATCTCATAGGGGAAACCTTCAAGGACCCAAGCCAGAACTAGAAAATGCACCCGAGTACATCGACTCCGCAATTGCTCAGGGCTTCGATGTCGAGGTAGACGTTTGGGCAAACCAAGACGGCTTGTTCCTTGGGCACGACGGACCACAGTACAAGATTGAAATCGCGTGGCTGCAAGAACGCTCTGAAAAAATTTGGGTTCATTGCAAGAATGATTTAGCCCTTGGAATCTGCAAAGATTCCGGACTCCGTTGCTTCTTCCACAACAGTGATGATTACACGATTACCAGTTCTGGTCATGTTTGGGCATTTCCAGGAAAGCCAATTGCTTCAAATAGTTGCATAATGGTCATGCCAGAAACCCATTCGGACATAAAAACACTTGACTTCGAACAGCATGCTGGTGTGTGCTCCGACTACATAAAGAAGATAAAAATGCCCTATCTAAGAGAAGTCGATTACCAAATGCATTTTGTTATCGCCACCCCGCTTGTCGGCTGGAAGTGTGATGCCAAAGAGCACATGAACTGGATTGCTGACAGGGCAGAGATTTGCAAAAAGTTCCCTAATGTTAAATGGTTTGCTTCATTTGAACTAGACAACCGAGGAATAGAACCTTTTGCCGAAGTAATAGAAGCACTAAAAGAAGTCAATGGAGATTACTGGACCTACTCAATAAATGATATGCAGAAAAAGGTTGAATCCGGAAATAGATGGATTCGAATAGAAACTGGCAGAAATCTAATTAGAGAGTTTGCTCAAAGAAATAGAATAACAAGCGGTCACCACTGGGGTGAAGATTGCACGGAACTAAACCACGGAGTTGTTAACTATCAAGCGATTCTCTACGCTGATTCAGATATATCGATAGACGCAAACATTATTGAAAAGATGCTTGAAATTGACAGACCACTTGTTGGCGCTGATTGTCCTTCGTATGCCCTGTCTGGAAAAATTGTATGTGAGGAGCCAAGAATTGAAGAGCATTGGAACACCGCTGGAGCGCTTCTAGTAAATGCGCCAGCCTTCTACGACCTTCCTTGGTCACACAACGCATACCTAAACCTGAGTGACGACCCAACCTTCCAGTCAATGGCAGAAAGATTATTGCGTAGAGAGGGTCCAGAGACATTGAGTACAACATACGGAATGACTTGGGTGCGTAAAGATATTAAAGCGCTCCACAATGGGAATTTGGCACCGGTAGAAAAAAGGAATATTGCTGATAGGCAGATTTAAAAAAGAGGTTGTGGTTGACCCGTCAAACGGGTAGGGTGTAAGTAACCAAATGTAAAGGAAAAACTATGAAAATATTTACCGCACTTGTATCACTGTTCCTGACGGCATCTTCGGTCATTTCGCAGCCACTGCAGAACGATAACGGCTGGCGTCCAACGTGGGGCCTGGACAGAGTTGACCAGCGTGAAGCAACGCTCAATGACCGTTACGACTATTCACATGACGGGACCGGAGTCAATGTGTATGTTTTTGATTCAGGCATCAACTCCGCCCACGAAGAATTCGCAGGTCGCGTAGAACTTGGTTACACGGCAATCTTGGATGGGTATGGCGCAGAAGACTGTGCTGGTCACGGCTCCCATACTGCGAGTCTCATTGGAGGCAAAACTTACGGAGTTGCCAAGAATGTGCGCCTTATTTCTGTGCGCGTATTGAACTGCACTAATTCAAACCCATCAAGCGCAAGTCTGTACCCAGCAATCGACTGGATGGTTGAACATCATCAACCTGGCGTTCCAGCAGTCGTAAACATGAGTGTTGGCATGTCTAAGTCCGAGGCATTTAACAAAGCAGTGCGTAAATTGATTACAGACGGAATGATTGTCGTTGTAGCAGCAGGAAATCAAAATCGTGATGCCTGTCTGTACTCACCAGCATCAGAAATAAGCGCAATTTCCGTAGGGGCAATCGACAAGAACGAATTGCGCGCATCATATTCCAATTTTGGAACTTGCTTAGATATTTTTGCGCCGGGCTCAGACCTTGTCGGCGCATGGGTCGGTCCGCCAAATACGTATCGTTCAAGTAGTGGCACGTCCAATGCGGCACCGATTGTTTCTGGCATCGTCGCAACAATGCTGCAGAAGAACCCGAACTTGACGCAGCAGGAAGTGCAGCAAATGCTGAACGCCACTGCGACTAGCGGAGCACTCTTCAACATCGGGACAGGAAGTCCAAATTTGTTGGCTTATTCGGTTCTTGAAGGCGCACCCCCACAGACGACAACAACGACAGTATCCCCCACTACGACTGTCTTTACCACAACTACAGTTCCAGCCCCCGTTGCCTCCACGACAACCTTCGCGCCCACGACGACCGTTGCCCAACCGCAAGTTGTTGACCTGCGTTGCTCAAATCCGGCAGCACGAACGTATTTCTACGGAGTTCCATACGTCTGTGTCAACACCGGCAATGAGTTGATGTGGATTTCCAAGCGATACTCGCCTGGTCGTCCGTAATCACTTAATCGGGCAAGCACCAGTAGCGCAGTTATCTATTTCCAAATCTGAGTCAAAAGACTTTTGATTTAGCGGAACAGAGAAGTCGATGCTTTTTAGCATCTCTTCGTACTGCTGTTTTGTGCACTGTTCATACGGAGGAAGCGGGAAGTTGTGGTCGCTGTGGAGCAAGAAAGAAACCGACTTTACGCCGTTGTCGTAGTTGTTCTTTAGCCAATCCTTAATTTCCGACAACTCTTCTTTTCGGTAATACACGGTCACTGAAACGGCGTTATCTGCCCAGACTGTTTGCATGGTTTTCACCCATTCCAACTGCTGTACTGCGGTCATGTCAGCAGCCAATACGGAGCCTTCTGGCGACATGCATGGGAACTCGACAACGTAACGGGTCCTGTCTTCGCGACCGTCGATGCCGATATCCCAAACAACCTTGTATCCACGCTTGCGACATGCGTCTACCAGCGGGTCAGAAGAGCCAAAACGCACCCTGCGGATGTAGTACTGAGCAAATGCCGGATGGATTCCTGGAGTTACCCCAGGCAGTAGTGAGAGGGTGCCAGACGGCTGGACAGTGGTAAGACGTACAGACGTAGGCCAACCTTTTGCCTTTGAATATTTTTCGTCAAAGGAAGCAAGGTTCTTGTATGCGGAGTCCAACCATTCAATTTTGTTGGCATTGACTTGCAGAATGCCGGTAATACTTTGACCAAGACGAGCATTCTTTTTTACGATGTTTGTGGTTTTTTCGTACGGGTAAGAAAGTCGCGTGATTTGCTTTTGCACTTTATAAAGAAGAATTGAAATCTCTTTCAGTTGCTCAAGTGATTCTACGTTCGGCAAAAAGATTGTCGATAGATTGCAGGACTCGCCATCAGCAAGAGCAATCTCTGCACACGGGTTAAACCCCTCAATCGAATTATCTGGGTTTTTTTCTCCCAATCGACCTACGCTGCGGGCGAGTTTGCGATTCAGTAATCCGTAAGGTTCTCCAGAGCCGTCGTAGCCCTTCCATAGTTCTGGCATAATCTCTTCGTAAGAGTCTGCATAAATGGAATTGTTGCTGTTTGCGCGCCATGCAGGGATGGAACCAGTCGACCAGTTTTTCGCACGCAAAAACAGTACGTCATCTGGGTCGCCCATGGCAATCTGAGCAGAACGACGAGACGAGCCAGAAACGACAATTCGTCCGATGATGTTGCAAATATCAAGAACGTCAATAGAGCGGAGTTTCTTTCCAACTCGCCCATCAAGGACTTTGCAGATGTCCGCCATTCCGTCGATTAGTGCACCGGGACCAGAAGCAGTGCCACCGAAAGTCTTGAGCGGCGCACCGTACTCACGAATCAAAATTGTGGAATAACTGAACGACTTGCCGGTCTCAAAATACGACTTCAGTACAGCGTGAAGCAAACGCTTCCATCCATGTCGCGAGTCTGGAACAATGATGTCAGCGTCGTTAGAGCGCTCATGGGTGATACTTACCCCAGCCTTTACTTTCGGCAGGTCATGAATTTTTGCGCGCTCTACTGAAAAACCAACGCCGCCACCAAGCATGAGATACTCAAAAAGAAGTTCGAAATCCTCAACCTTTTCAATATTTGTGAAGTAACAGTTGTTTAACGACGAGCCATTGAATTTCTGAACGAGAGGCGTTCCAAGTTGCCAAAGTGCTCTGCCGGAGAATGAGCAGCGCAAATTGAACATGTGGTCAAAGAGGCTCTCGGCTTCCTCTTGGGTGTAGTCAACACCGATTTCGTGCGCACCATTAACGACTCGCTGAAGAGTTTCAATCCACGTTTCATTATTTCCATCATCCTTTTTGCGACTATAGGTTCGAAGAAAAACGATTTCACCCATTCCGTTAAAGCCCCAAGGAGCCAATTTTTGAGAATAGGAATCCACGAATGCTTGGTCTAATAATGTCATAAAGTAACCTTCCGTATGTTGTGTGAACCGAGTAGGTTAGTGCACGATACGACGAAAAAACGTCTAAGCAGCGTGTATCCGGCTATGCTTTCTGTATGGACACAAACAAGTTTTACGAGGTTGCATTTATGGATTTTTCGCACTATCAATTCAGGACAGGCAAGACCGCAAAATATCCACAGCAGCGAGCGATTGAATATTTAATTCTTGGCCTGGCATCCGAGGCCGGCGAGGTTGCAGGAAAATACAAAAAAATAATCAGAGACAATAACGGTGAGATTACAGAAGAACTATCTCAAGGACTAATCGATGAAATTGGTGACGTTATGTGGTATTGCTCAGAATTGGCTACTGCACTTAAAACAAATCTATCTTCAGTGGCAGTTCAGAATCTTGCAAAACTTGAATCGCGAGCATCAAGAGGCAAAATTGGTGGAAGCGGAGATAGTCGCTAGACTTAACACAACAAGATGAACAGCCCACAACAAACCATCAACACGCTTGAAGCGCTCTTAGAACTAATCGAGGAAGCAAAACATACCGGTGAGGTAGAGATAACAATTCAAGAAGGACTTCTTGCAATTACTCACGAGACAATATCGTTCTTGATTCAACGAGAAGAAATGTGGAAATCGATTGCAGAAGATTTTGCTCAGTCAATCAATGTAACTCAAGGGGAATCTAAGCCAAGGTTTAACATTGACCTTGAACGATTCCTTTCTGCACAAAACCAATATGAAAATGCGAACAATGACCTACAACAAACACTTTGACATCCCAGAAAAATCGTTTGATTTTGCGAACGACTTAGCGTTTGGGCATTCGGGAGAGTCTTTTGTAAAAACTTTTTATAATTCAGTTATACAAGGTTCCGCAGAAGTCAAAACAGACAGATACAGAAACGGCAGGATGGTTGTCGAAACCAATCAAAATCCCCGCCGCAAAACCGATGTCTTCGGTCATCCGGTATGGGACCTTAGCGGCATAAACGTAACCACAGCAACCTGGTGGATATATGTGTATTCATTGAATTCCTCAATGATTGTGGTTTCGGTAGAGAGATTAAAGAATTATCTAAGGATGAATAAAGAAACTTTCAATAGTTCGACAAAGCGTGTATTCGCAGAAAAAAGTGATAATCCATCAAAGGGTTTTTTATTGGAACCCCAGAATGTTATGGATATGCTGTATAATCAACAATACGACTGAATGGAGAAGCGATGTCTAAAATTTCTGGTTTTGGCAAAATGGGTAATCCAAGTGAACCATTCACAATCCATGGGCACATGCTTGGCGGAAAAGACGAATCAGTTTCGATTGCAATACCAACTGCGAACGTCAAGAGAGAGGCTGTTGCCGCCGTTGCAAAGCACCTTTCTTCGAATATGAAAATAATCAAAGGCAGCATTGCGAAACTAGAAGTCCTTGGAGAAATGCTGGTCATTGACGAAGACACCGAGTCCATCGTTATGGACAAAAACTTTTCGGATGATTTCAAAGACTGCGTTAAGGAAATACGCTTGAGATTTGAGGATATGCTAAGGGTGGCAAATCAGTAGTGGCAAAAACCAATAAAAATAGACAAAAATCAACTTCTAAAAGCAGAGCAGAATCAAGAACGGAAATAGACATTATCGGTGGAAGTTACGATAAGAAAAAGTTTGGCGTTGTATTTCCAACACCAAAATACATAGTCTTAAACATGGGGAAAGAGTTGTATGAACGGCAGGACCCTGATATAGTGATGGACGCAACATACAGGTACACTGACAATTGGGACACTTATAGAGAGTGGCTCAAGGAACAGGGACTAATTAAACAATGACAAATCCAAAAATACAAACTTTGCAAATTAACGGATACCGGTATTACAAGCATCCGAATATCCCAACACTCAAAGCGCCTTCTGTTACTTCAATCATCGACATGCTCCCAGCGCCATTTCTGCGCGCATGGAACAGCAAGGTAACTGCCAATGCAGCAGTTGACAATATTGAATACGTCAACGAACTAATCGGCGCCAAGCAGCAGGACAAGGCACGCATGTGGCTCAAGGCTGCGCCAGAGCGAGAACTAAAGACTGCTGCGGATATCGGAGACAGGGTGCACAAGGCGATTGAGGAGAGAATCAGCAATCCTCTCGCTTCATACGATGATGATTTGCAACCCTTTATTAAGAACTTTGACCTTTTTTGTGTTGAGTTTGAACCCGAGTGGCTGCATGTAGAAAAGTCAGTATTTTCCGTAACACACATGTACGCGGGTTCGTTTGACGCGATAGCCAAGATTCGCGACAAGATTACGCTTGTGGACTTCAAGACAACGAGGTCTGGAATCAGCGCCAAGGTAGCGCTTCAACTTGCTGCCTACTCACGGGCGGATGTCATGTTTGATGACGATATTGAGATTCCCATGCCAAAGGTGGACAATGCGGCAGCATTATGGCTGCGGCCAGACCAATGGGGATTTTTTCCCCTTAGAATAGACGATGACATTTTTGAAACATTTTTGTCATTGCGAAGAATATTTGAGTGGGACTCAAGGCAATCTAAAACAGCAATGTTGTCGCCAATCAGTTACAAAGAGAGAAAATAATGACAAACAGAGACACATATGATATTCGAAAACACGAAAGGGAATTAAAAATGGAAGTAATCCGAACAGACGAAAAAGGCACAGAGCCAACCAACTGGGATACCGCAGCGTCTTTAATGATGGTCAATGTTGTCCAAATGGCAAAGCATCCAAGTTTTGCAAACTGTGACGGAGATGGCTTGCTGCAAGAGCACATCCAAAATCATTTTAACGAAATCGTTGACGGAGTTTTTCATTCAGAAATGCCAGCGGATGATGTAACGCTTGAAAAACAATTTGCGATTATCTGCGCTTATGGCCTAAATGGCTACGCGACAGAGTTAAAGATTTCCGTCGAAGAGGCGGGAATACAGGTGCTGGATACCATAATTGGTAAACAGCGCATGTACGGACACGGAAACATTGCAAGATTTGCAATTCCTGGTGTTGCCATTCGTCTAAATGACAAATTGGAGCGCCTCAAGAACTTGCAAAAACACGATGGTCCGGTTCTATTTGAACCAATCGCCGACACATGGCTAGACATCTGCGGGTATTCAGTTATCGCGCTTTTGTGGATAAGAGGTTGGTTCATGTTGGAACTGGAATCCGAAGTCAAGTAAACATCAGGTACATAGGAGAAAATATGACAGCACAAGTAACGGTCATCGGGAATCTCACTGCAGAGCCCGAAATCAAGACCACAAAAACTGGGAGCAGTGTCCTAAAGGTTGGCGTAGCGGTCAACCGTCGCTGGAAAAACAAGCAAGACGAATGGGACGAGGAAGTTTCCTTCTTTGACGTCAACGCTTGGGGCGAACTAGCAGACAATGTCGCTGCAAGCCTTGCAAAGGGCTCGCGAGTGATTGTTTCTGGACGCCTAGAGCAGCAATCATGGGAAAACAAAGAAGGTCAAAAGCAGTCCAAGGTTGTCTTGGTTGCCGATGATATTGGCGTTTCCCTGCGCAAAGCACAGGTACCCACAATCACCAAGACTGGTCAGCAGCAACAGCAGCAGGCCACAAAGAAGTCGGCCGACTGGGACAAAGAAGAGCAACCCTTCTAGTCGCTACTTGTACACCAATGGTGGTGCGAACACCTTTTACGGTGCCAGCACTACCATTGGTGTAGTTTTATAAATATGGCCTATCTTTCATCTTCGGCGTGGTAAAGGAAAATACATGATTGTGGGAGCGATTCTTGCTGGTTTGCTTGCGGTGACAGTTTTTTTTGTTACAAAACAATTTCTGTTCCTTACACGAGAGCGACTATCGGCATCAGCATTGGTGGCCAGCACGGTTTGTTTATCTACTAGTGGATTTTTGATTAGCGAGACGCTTGGTTTCCTCGCACTTGGAATATGTCTTGCGGTAATCGCAGTGGGTTTAGGATTCGAAAGCGACGGTGAATAAAAGTGGCGTTTCTTAAATCATTTTCCAGAGTTTCGGCAGAGGGCTTTTTAGGGCTAAACGAGAAAAAACGATTCACCACGTCGGCCGCCTACAGCCGTCCTGGAGAAGCCTACAAAGACGGATGGGATGTTGAGCGAGGAATCAATCAGGCTCTCAACAGGGTTGTCTGGGTATACAAAGCAGTTTATGCAATTGCAGCAAACGCAGCATCTTTGCCAATTGCGCTGCGCAAAGGGGACTGGCGAATTGGCGAATTGACATGGGATGCCCCGATTCTTGATTTGCTTAACCGACGTCCAAATTCAAGTACTGACTCGTTTACGTTTAGGTTTATGCTTTCCTCACAGGTGCTGCTTTCTAGAAAAGGTGCATTTGTAGAAATAACAAGGAATCGCTTGGGTGACGTAACTTCTTTATTTTTGCATCAGCCTCAACATGTTTTTCCAATTCCAGACCCAGTAAACTTCGTAGCAGGCTTTTCTGTTGAATACCCCAACACTCCTAAAAAAATTATTGACCCATTGAACATGATGTGGATTCGTGTTCCGCATCCAATCGACCCCTACAAAGGTCAGACCCCACTTGAATCTGCCGGTCTCGCCATTGAGTTTGACTACTACTCCCGTGTCTACAACAGAAACTTCGTCATCAATGACGGACGACCTGGTGGGATGCTTGTGATTAAGGGTGACATGGAAGAAGAGCAAAGCGAAGAAATCGCCCGCCGCTTTCGAGGAACTACTGGCTCAAACATTGGTGGTGCCGGAAGAATCACGGTACTTTCGGCAGAAGACGCAAGTTTCATTGACACATCCACAAACCATCGCGATGCTCAATACACAGAGGCGCGCAATCAAAATAAAGAAGAAATACTTCTCTCTTTTGGTGTTCCAGAGTCAGTTATCGGAAATGCAGCGGGAAGAACATTCGCAAATGCCGATGTAGAACTAGAGGTTTTCTGGCGCGAAACAATGGTTCCTCACCTGACGCTTTTGGAGAGGGCTTTTGACATGCTTGACGAGGACTTGTCGACATACTTCTCGTATGACCTGTCCGCCGTTGCGGTTTTGTCACGAGACGATAGGGAAAGGGCTGGATTTCACCTTGAGGAACTAAAACAGGGTGCAATCAGCATTGATGAATATCGCGAACTGACTGGACGTGAAGGCGTCGGAATGGACGAACTACTCGTGCCAACAAACCTCATGCCGGTTGCATTTGGCAAAGACGGTGGAGGTCTTGGTCCAATGGACAGAATCAATCCTGAGCAGCGCCCGGGTAGACCGCGCGAGGACGGGACTGAGCCAAAACCAAGCGGCGGTGCCCCTTCTTCCCCAAACATCACCACTCCAAATAGCGAAAATCCTTCACCGCGGGCAATCTTCGAGCCAGCGCTGGCGCCACTTTCTCACCCCATGGGGGAGAGCGTTAAGGATTCTTCGGTTGCCCAAAGGAGAACTCGTCAGTTGGACAGACTTGAAGCAAGCGTCACCCTTCAAGTTGCGTCATTCTTCAAGCGCCAGCAACGAGTAGTGATGGAAAAAGCCTCTTCTAAAAAGATTAAAGAGCGCTGGGACGCTGGTGAAAAGATATCAGTTGATGACTTTTTCGACTCAGAAGTTTGGAGCAATCAGTTGGAAACAGACGGAAAGACATGGATTTCCGCTGTATTCCTTGACGGAGCAATTGATGTTGCGGGAGGGGGCTTTGACCGTCTTGATATGCAAGGCAAGCAAATCCAAGAACTAATCGAAGACAGGATTTCAAATCTTCTTTTGGTTAACACAACCACTCGGATGAATATGCAAAAGATGATTGATTCATTTGTCGGTCGTCCGCATTCTGCTTTCGTTACGGAACTTGGTCAGTGGATGGCACAGTCATTCTCCAACAGAATCAAGACAATAGTCAGAACAGAGGTTTCCGGAGCATTTAACGCTGGACTCTTGTGGGCTGCAAAGCAACTTGGCTACACCAAAAAAACCTGGATTAACACAGATGACGAAAAGGGTCGCGCAGAACACACGCATGTGGGTAACACGACTATTGGAATTGATGATTTCTTTTATGTCGAAGGCAAGTCGGTTAAGTTCCCAGGAGATTTTGTCAACGACGGCACTTCGGTTATAAATTGCAGATGCACGCTTTCGTTTGCTTAGCCTATACGCATTGTTAAGTTAGTCTTGCCGCCTACTCGGGTGTACAATCACATGCAGGAGGCTTGATGGACCGCAAGAATGTTCCAGTATCTTCAATTCGCGGCATCAATGACGCTGACGGCATCGTCGAAGCAATCGTTTCGGTAACGAACATTGTTGACTCTGTAAACGACGTTATTGAGCCGGGAGCATACAAGAACACTCTCAGGAAAAGAAACCCCAAGGGCGTTTGGTCTCACGACACCAATATCCCAGTTGCCAAAACTCTCAAGGTTGAGGAGTTGATGCCCAATGACGAGCGGCTACCAGATGACCTTCGTTCACAAAACGCCGGAGCCCTTCTTGTTAAAATGCAGTTTAATTTAAACACAACGCGCGGTCGCGACGCATTCCACGACGTTCAGTTTTTTGCTGACGAGCAAGAGTGGTCAATTGGATATTCTGTTCCAGAAGGCAAGTCAATGACCGATGAAAAAACAGGGGTCAGATTTATTAAGCAGTTGGAACTTTACGAATATTCTCCAGTAATTTTTGGTGCAGCACCAAACACGAGAACGCTCAGCGTAAAAGATGATTTGACAGAAATCAAAGAAGATGAAGACATTGACTGGGATGAATCAAAAGCAGGCGACTATTCAGACCTGAACTTCAAGATTCCAGACGGTGTCAAAAAGCAGGCACAGATGGGCCTTGACATGTCGAGTGAATACAATCGTGGCGGAACTTCCGTTGGCAAAAATACGGCCAGATATTTGGTTAACAACACAATTGCAGCGCCGAGAAAAGTTCGACATATTGCCAAATATTTTCCTCGTCACGAGGTTGACCTTCGCACTCCAGCAAATAGTAAACCAGGCGCAGACGGATATCCGGGTGCTGGACTTATCGCATGGAAACTTTGGGGCGGAGATGCTGGAAGAACATGGTCTACAAAACTCGTTGAGGCAATGAATCGTCGAGACGAAAAAAATACAAACATCGAAAATCTTGAAGAAAAAGCACCTGCGATGTCTGCTCGTGTAGAAAAAGCATTGCGTAAAAAAGTTGCAGACCATAACGAGAAGTACGGAGATTCCGCAGGAAAGCGAGCCACTTACTCAATGCTTGCTGCTTGCTATCGACGAGGGGTCGGGGCTTATCGCACAAATCCAAGTTCGGTGCGTCCGAATGTTTCATCACCAGAACAATGGGCGATGGCAAGAGTCAACGGTCTTTTGTTTGCTCTCCGAACAGGACGCTTTCGTCGCGCGGCATACGATACCGACCTTCTTCCATCCGAGCATCCACTGAGCAGCCGCAAAGATGTTTATACCGATATGCCAGAAGGAAACCCTGGTTCCTTTGGTACGCCGTATCGTCCAGGCGTTGTTGGTCGTCCCGGTGCCCGCCGCCCTCGTCGTCGTCGCCCAGCCGAAGGTAAGCCGTATCGCATTTCAAGCAACATGTCTGGTTGTAGCGGATACGCAGTTGTAAAAGAGGGTGAAGACAGTCCAGTCCCAGGCGGATGTCACGACACCCTTGCCGAAGCACGACGTCACATGTCTGCTCTTTATGCAGCAGAAAAAGCAGAATTTGAGACCCTTGAGCAAAAACACATCGGGCACAGATTTCTTCTTTCGGCAGAAGAGGCAGCATTGCACGAATCTCTTCTACAGATTGCAACTGTCTACGGAAAGTTCGACGAGGACGGCGATGGAATTTGGGCGGGTTATGATTCCCCTGCAGAAAATGATGTTAAAGACATCGGAGTGAAGTGCTCAAATTGCACTCTGTACAAAGGTGATGGGGTTTGCTCTATCATCAAACAAACAGTGCAAGAAGAAGGTAAATGCAGGTTTGCGGTAATTCCTGATGGAGTTGTCAAATTGGATGGGGTCAAGTCTTACGCCGAAGCAATCACTGAGTGGGAAGAAAGCGAAGAGGGAGCCGACTGGGAAGCAATTGAATCAAAAGCCGGTGGGCCAATCCGTAGTCACTCAACTGCAGTAAGAGACGATACGCCGATTAACAGGAGCGCAATTCTGGCTGTCCGTTCTCCAGAGTCACCTTCCTACTATAGGAAGATTTTTGCATACCAGTTACCCAACACTGACGGAACTCGCAAAACGCATTACACATTCATCCACCATCACATTTCTAAAGATGGACAAGCCGGAGCGGCCGCAATGGGAGAACTAAGGGTTCAGATGTCAGTTCTAAACGGCGCACGAGGTGGAACTATTTTGCGTGGCGCAGATAGAAAAGCGGTTTACAATCATCTTGCGAAACATTATCGAGACGGCGGCTTTGAAGTACCTTCGCTAAAGTCCGACCATGAAGTAGATAATCTTATGATTAAGGCTGGCTACATCACTGAACCATTGACGAAAGAAGAAGTAAATGACTGAGGAGCACGATATGGAGTTGAAGGATGCGGGGCCTAACGGTCGCGCTATTCCTTCTCACTCAACATCTGTTGACTCTTCTTCTGCGTGGGACAGAACTGCGCAGTTTAAGAAAATGCGCTCTCCAGCAACACCCGCTTACTTCAACGACATTTTTGCATTTCAACTCCCTAATACCAAGGGAACTAGGAAAACTCATTATTCGTTTATCCATCATTATGTTGACGCGGGCGGTAAGGCTGGCGCAGCGTCAGGTCGTGCTCTCGGCAACTCGGTTGCCGTTCTGAACGGTGGACGACAGGGAACAGTGCTTCGTGGTGCAGCAAGACAAGGCGTGTACCGCCATATTGCCAAGCATTACGAAGAAATGGGTCGAGACGCCCCTGAACTAAAGTCAGACGAAAACGTCGATGCAATTATGATGTTTAAAGGACTAATTAATGCCCCACTAGCGGAAACACTAGACCTCACCGTAAAAGGACTTAAAGACATGGACAACATTATCGACGCAGACACAAATATCTCTTGGTTTGACGGAGAGCAGGAGATGAAGGGCATTGTCATCGAAGCCGAAGACGACGTAGCGCTTGTTGAGGAACTCAACGAGGCTGGTGAGCGAACCGGCGAGTTCTACGAGGTCGATTACGCAGAAATGAAACTCCGCACGTTTGTGGTTATGGAAAAGGTTGAGGGAATGGCCGAAAAGGGTTCGATTGTCTCTTGGGACACGACTCAAGGCACCTTCTACGGTGATGTGGTTGGAGTAGAAACAGACGGAAAACTACGCGGAGAGCCACAAGGCCTTGAATTAGAGGGTTCCGAAGAGAATCCCGTTTATTTAATTAGGGTTTGGATGCAGGCAGAGGCAGGCCCTGACGAGCCCGAAGATGAGGAAGATTTGCCTGAAGACTATGACGGAGCCGATGTTCCCGGCAAATCAGCAGGCAATTGGCACCCAACCAACGTCACGGTAGTTGCCAGAGGAGATGCCCTCAAGGTAGAGGAGGCCTTACCCACCGAAGAGCAAGAGTATGACTACGATAGTGAAAGCGAAA